GATCATGGTACGCAGGCTAGTTGGAACTACCATGGTGCGGATCTTGGCATTGTAACGCTGTTCAGCTGTGGTTACCAATTGCTTGTACAACACAGGCTGGAACAATTGGTTGGTAAATGTTCCTGTGTAGAACTCAGTGCCGTTGGCGCTGATGTTCAAGTTACCAATGTTGGCAGTGGTTGTGTCAGCACTTGCACTTGTGGTGTTTGTGGTGATGTTGGCATTGGCAGCACTGGTTGGGTTGAACGAATGAGTTCCAGCAAAGCTGTTCAATGAACCCATACGACGACCTTCTGTCTGATCAGTAGCAGGGCTAATGGCAGTTCCAGATTGTCCAGAGTATTGTGTGCCAATTTGATCAGCGCGAACCAATTGCATTTCAACGTCGAACATGAGTTCAATCAGTTGTTTTACCTCTTGGTAGGCCTGGGGGTCTCCACCCGCCTGCATCACAGCACGAGCTGTTCCAGATGCCGCAATTGTGGTCTGGAAAATCTGTGTGTAGTTGCCTAGGTTGTAGCGTGAATTAGATTCTGCGTTGGCTGTGGACACAGCGGCACCTTCTTGCACAGCTTGAGCAGCTGGCAGTCGATAGATGTCATCTGTCCACAAAGGCAATGTAGAATTGACCTTGCGCTTTTTGCTCATACACATGTTCAGCACTGGTGTGTCGTCTTTCACACGATTGGATACGTCCAGATCCAGATCCTTGACAACGATGTCCGAGCCGTATGCTGTAGTACCGTTACCAATTTGACTTGTTGTAATTTCTGCCATTTTATTCTCCTTGAATGTTGGCTATTATCTTCTGCCGCCGCGTATTTGTTGTAAACGCTGCACCAGTAAGTTGTCTCCGGCTTTTTTATCGCCGGCTTTGGCTTGTTCACGAAGTTTGCTCATGCTGTCATCTTGATTACGACCACCTGTGGAACCACCTCTGCGCTGTGTCAGGGCAGCCATTGAGCTGCCTGCTGACTTGGTTGTGGGCTTGGATCGGTATTTCAATCCATCACGCACCAGTGCTAGTAAATTCTCATCAGAACTAATCAAATCAATATTGGCAATACCAGGGATAATCTCGCTACGAGCTTCAGGCCAAACCTTGGCTACCTTGTCGCGCAGTTCGTTGTAGACATATTCGTTTCTCAACTCCTTGTCCTGAAACCCCTTACGTGCGGCATCCAATCTTTCGCTCACTTGGTTACGACGAACTTGTCTGAACTGATCCACTGCGGGTTTCAATTCACCAATAACACTTTGCTGCTGACGAATGTATTGCTCATTCTGTCTCATGCTGGCTTGAATCCTGGCTTGTTGTCCTGGATCTTGCGTGGCAGCAAGTTGTTGTTGAAACGTGGTTTGATAACCTTGCGTTTTCACAATCTCGTCGTAGGCTCCTTGCAAACGAGGCTCTACTGTAAACTCCATAGCCAGTGTTAGTCCTTCTTGTTGGGCTCGCTGGGCTTGAAGATATTCATCAAACTCGGCTCGCTCAACTTTTAACTGGCGTGCATCTTCGTGTATTGCTCCACCTTGACCTAGAATGGCTGCGGCACGTTTGGCATCAATCACAACTTCTTTACCATTGCGGGTAAATTTGAACTTGGCTGAGGGATTAGACTCTGCAAATTCAATAAAGTCAATGAGATCATCTGCTGAACTATTTGCGTCTGCTGGGCTTACCTCTTCAGGGGCATCAGCACTCAAATCGTCGCTTGCGTATTCTGTATCTTCAGTATCAGCAACTTCTGGCTCTACACTCTCGTGGGCCACAGGCTCTTGTGATCCTGTTGCAGTCTGCTCGGTTGCACGAAGTAGATTACGCTCGGTCTGCTCTCGCATGGCGGTCATCTTGGATGCAATTGAGTCCAGGCTAGGGACTGCTGGGTTGTCATTGGCCGTAGTCACTGGGTCAGGACTATTAGGCGTGATCATGGTTGTCATTAAATTTCCTTGTTTCAAATCGGGCCCTAAGGTTACCGTTGTGTAAAGATATTTAGTCTGTGTGACAAAAACAGACGATTATTGATTTTGGGCGTTTTCCCATTCTATTATTCTGTTGCGCATGATCACAGCACGTTTGAGACTGGCAATAAACGCATCCATGCCTGTGAGTTGATTGGCCACTGCTACTCTGCGTGAGTTGTCATCTGGGCTGTGTGTCAGGATGGTAATCAAACCATCCGCGAGATCAAACTTGAAGTGGTGCACAAAGAGAGCCAGTTCACGGTTCTTTAACAGTGCTTCTGCGTCACTTCCATACTTCTTGGCTTGATCCCTTTGTGCAGGGGTGAACTTCTTGTAGTTGTTTAGGTCCACCGTGAAGCGTGTGTTAAACGCTTCAATTGTGCTGTCATCAATCATGTCATTTCCTTTGTCAAATCTTATGAGTATACTTTGGGATTGCCTGCTGCTATGGCCATGTAATCCAGTTGTGACTCTGCGTCAATGCCTTCTAGTTCTGCTTTGATCTGTGCTGCCTTTGTGGCATTTAGATCTGCTACGCTGAGACGTTGTTTGTCTTCTGCACTTGGTTCACGTGTTTTGGCAGCTTCTTGTGCTTGTTCAATCATGGTCTTGACTTCTTCATCTGAAGGCAAGTAGGTGTCACAGTCTTTTACACCCAGTTGATACAGTATGTCTTCAAACGGCTTCTTGACCTTCTTGAATATGTCTGGAGTTAGTGTGCCAGACTGAACCATGCCTTGTACTGTGTTGTACAGATCCATTTGTGCTTTCTGAATAATCTGTGTTCTAGCCAGGGCGTTCTCTTCCGACATCATGCCCAGAGCCAATTCAATGTGAACCTGCTTGCGATCACAAAAGTTCATGTCGTCAAAGGCTTGATAGTCCAGGTAAATGGGCAGTTTGTCAGGATGACTTGCGGCTGCCAGTTTCTTCACACCATAGTCATCACCGTACTGAATCAGAGTGCGCCAGGTCAACCACAGGGCTTCTCTTAGGCCTTCAGCACAGTTGCGTACTGTGTTGTCTTGAATGATCTGATTGGGTGTGAGTGCCATCTGTAGCTTGATGCCTGAGTTGCCAGGAGCCATCACTTCAGGATTGAACACATCAGCAGGAGTGGTCATACCAATCATGCTCATGGTGTCCTGCTGAATACGGTTCATGGCCACTTCTAAGAACTGCAGGTTGCCTGAAGGTGGTGGGATCTGATACACGTCTGTGGCAGGATTGAACTTGGAGTCCAGGATAAAGATAGCAGCTTCGCCATCCTGAAGCATTTCAAAGTCCAGTCTGTCGGGTTTCACACCCAATCTGGGCGTTGCGGTCAAGAGGCCTAACTGTATTTCAGCTCTTGCGGCTGATGTTGCGTATTCCTGCATGGGAATCACTGACTCTGCAATGCTCATGCCGTAGAAGTTGCCGGGCAAGGGTTTGGGGCACATGTTGGCCACAGGGATAAACTCTACTTCACGTGCTGATATGATGTAGGATCCAGAATAGATCAGTTCTATCAGTTCCAGTTCACCATCACCATCAATGTCGTAGCGGTTCCATACAGTCACAATTGAGACCTGTCTTGAGTCTGGATCTGCTGATGCTGCTGAACTCACAGGGATACCCATCACAGGTACTGAATCTCTTGCGTGGATGGCCAAGTTGTTGAGCACTGAGCCTGCTTGATACGCACCATTCATGTTGTATTCGGCGTGTGTTCTAAATTCTTCTAGGTTGATGTCAGGATACAGTTCAATGGCTTCCTGAATGCTCATGGGGTCATAGTAGCCGCAGAAGGGTTGTTCACGCATTTCAGCCACTGTGGGGTCACAGATCCAGTAGTGCTGTGCAATGGGATGGAACTTGATGTTGATTGAGTAGCCTGTGAGCTTGTACTTGGCAGTGTAGATGGTGTTGCGCTTGATGGCATCATCCAACAACTGTGTTTGATCATCCACAACCGTGGCCACTGCAGCCGCACCTGACACAGCAATGTCTTCAGGTGTGACATCATCATCCAGTTCTTGCAGGCCATCAATGCGACTCTGCATCACTGATTTAAATTGTGTGTCTCGTTGTTCAGCAAGTCCTTGACCCATTTCAGCAGCCACAGCTTCAAGATCCACTGTGAGCACACGTCGGCTTTGGCGCAAGGCAGTGAGTCCAGATTCTGCTGCTTGTTGTTCAAACGCCTGCAATTGATCCCGTGTGCCTTCTGTTGTGACATAACGCACAATTTGTTCACGTATGGGCTTGATCATCATCATGCCATTTTTGTGCATGGCAGCATCCATGACCCAGCGTTCCATGATAAAGTGCGGGTCGTTCATTTGGTTCACAACCTTTGACACCATTTCTGTGGCTTGTCTGGCAGCAGCTTCATCTTCTTCTGAATCTGGCACAAACTCAAAGTTGATTTCACCGTTGGGCACCAGACCCTTGGTGATCACAGCAGTGGCATAGTCCACAGCAGGCTTTACTGAAGGGTGGATATAATCTATGCCGTTTACGGGTGCAGTAGAGTCAGTCACTGCCAACACCAGATAGTGATAGTCACTGGCACGGTTCACAGCGTTCTTGGTGCCTAGGTAGCGTAGATATGAAGCCATCTTCACATCCATCTGATTTTTCATGCGCACAAAGTTGGCGTTTTGGCGGCGGTTCTGGTTGATTCGTTCAACAGGTATATTTTTTATGTCAAGCATTGGGCTTTATCCTCAGGATACATTATTTAGTGGTACCACCAAATCCCTGGGTTTAGTGTGAGATTATAATTTCAGGGCTGGGGTCGGGATCTGCTGCCATACAGGCACGACACTCCTGTCCAAAGTCTTCTATGGCCAAGGGCTCTATGCGCAGTTGCACACCATTTCCATCCGCAAGGTCTATCAAGGCCAGGGCATGACGATGGCACAGCAACATCAGTCTGTTGCTCACGTAGATACGGCTGTCAGCAGGTCGGGTCATGCAGTGTCCTTTCTTGGGCGTCCACGTGGTTTGCCTGTGTACACGGGTCGGGGTGCGTTGGGATCAGGTTCAGGCACTGCGTCTATTTCATCAAAGAACTCGTCCACGTCCTGTTCGTTGTTGGGATCCTTGCGACGTTGCTTACACCATTGTATGTGTATGCGTTCGCGTTCTTCTAATGGCAAGAACTTGTATACTGACCATGTGGGTAGTTTAGTTGTCATTATGCGTCCGGTGAATAACTGCGTTTCCACGCTGGCTTAGAGCTTTCATCCCGTCGCACATATCTATCTCTTTGTGCTGCCATGCGCTGTTGTGGTGTGCGATTGTCCCAGGGCTCTGCCAAGCCATTGAGACATCCCAGTATAGCATATCTTGCTGAATCAATACAGTCATCTGGGTCAGAGAATCTGCCCTGGCTGTCCACATAGTAGTTTTGTGCTTCACGCAGGAAGTCCACACAGTTCTCGTTGATCATGAGGCTGCCCACTTCCAGCATCTGTCGCATCTGGTTGATGCCATAGCTCTTGTGGTTGGTCACACGTCCTTCAGAGTCCGGAGGATTCATTATGGCCCGGCCATACACATTGAGTTCATATGATTCAAACAGTTCTCTTATGCTAGACGCACTCATGGTGTATCTGCCAGCAGTACTAGCATCAGCAGGTAGCACAATAGGAGTGCCAAACACTTCAGGACGAAGCAAATGATTGATATACTGTGTGGGCACAGCTTCTTCAATGCCTTGCACCAGGATCTGTTTGTGTAGATATGCTGTTCGTTCATAAGGATCCCAGTACATTAAACTGATAACTGTTTTGTCATTCACAAGACCCAGGTCAAGTGCAATGATCCTGTGTATGTTGGGCAAGCTGCGGAAATCAATTTCACTTGGCTTGTAGGTAGCC